ACCAGAGATGGAGCGTGCAGTAGTTCCACTCTTAAGGAGGCTAGTTCCTGGGGAAAAGTAGATACTTCAAAATCAGAAGCTTATATTGAAGATATTGAACCATCAGATGAAAAATATCAAAATGAGTATGAAATAGGTGAACCACCACCTGAGTTTAAAATATCTGAAGAATTAGATGTAGGAAAATTTCCTAAAAAATATATAAAGTTAATTGAAAGAATGATGAATAGTAAAAGAGTAGGGACTAAACCTGAAATTTCTGCATTAATTTCAACTGGAGGAGCTGGAGCAATATCAGCTCAGGCAGGCGAAGTACTAACTTTGATGGCAAGTTCAATGTCAGATGAAGAATGGGATAATTTACAAAGTACTATGTTAGAACACGAGATAAAAACTATTGAAGAAAATCCAGATTTAAAGGCTCCTGGTAAAAGAGTGATTAACAAGAGTTGGATTGTAGCAGCTGGTAAAAGTAGAAAAGCTATTAGAGATAGAATTTCTAAAAAATATGGTGAAGGTGTAGAAATAGTAAATACTGGATGGGATACAGAACAAGATGTTACTGCTATGGGATGGGATGATTATTCAGGACAAAAAGGGTTTTCTACTGACATTTATATTAAAGTACGAACATCAGACGGTGAAGAAATAATGGATGAAGTATCATTAAAAAAAGATACGAAAATAAACTTTTTAAATTCACAAACAGGTCAATTTAGAAAATGGGATTCAGATACAGTAGGTAGTAGTGTAGATTCAAAAGTTTATGCACGTAAAGAAAGAGTAAGTCTTAATAATGCTATTAAAGAATTTGGATTAGATTTACCAGAACCAACGAGTAGAAAGTCAGCTAAGGTTGTTTGGAAAACGATGTTAGATAGAGCTCCAAATGTTTACAATACAAATACAGGTAAAGTAACTTTAAGTGAACCACCTACTAAAGAAGAATTGTGGATTAAATCTCATATAGGTCAAATTCGTGAATATACCACAGATGCAACAAGAGCAATAGTTGATAATCCAAAATTAAAAGCAGGTATGTTACAAGATATTAGAAAAGAGTTTCCATTAAAATCTGTTGGAGAGGGTGAAGAGACTATGGCGATTGGTGATTTAAGTTTAGATCCCGATACAATGAAAGAGTTATTCGGCACATCAGATTTTGAAAAAATTAAAGAAAAGTTAATTATTGATGAATCTGTAGATCCACCAGCATTAGCATACCAAGCAGAGACAGGCGGTGAAATAATTGATATAGCTAGTATTGTTATTAGACAAGATGGTGTTGGTTATGGTGGTAGTTCAATGAAGTTTGAAATGCAAATGGATAAAGGTTTTGCCAAAAAATTAAGAGAATCACATGAAAAAGTTTATGGTGAAATATAATGAAAACACAACTACTCTGTACATTCACTAAACGTAATAAATTCTATGAAACAGTAGATATTATTATAGCATGCAATGATATTGTGTTTGATAAGATATATGTATTTCAGAATGAAAAAGATCATCATCAATTAATATGTACATATAATGTAGAGTATGATGAAGATTTTATGCAAGGTATTCCAGATACTATTTCACTTCACAGAAAAAAGAATACCAATACACTTTATACAATTAATGCACTTAATGATTTGATTCGTGAATTGAATGATGGTAAGTTAGATAAAACATTTCCGATACAGTGGGAGAATTATAAGAACTGTTTGCTACTTACAAATGAAGATGGTCTCAATAAAATACCAACAAGAATTTATACTATCGTAAACGTAGAAACGTGGGATAAAGATAAAAAATAAATTGTATTTTCAAGAAATTGATTATATTTATTTATGTATCAAGGTTACACTTGATTAACAAATACTAATTAACTAATTAAATAATGGAGAATAAAAATGGATTTAAACGCAATCAAAAATCGTCTTAGTCAACTTCAAACCGCAAATAATAGAACTTCAAACCTTTGGAAACCTCAACCTGGTTTACAGGTAGTTAGAATTGTTCCTTATAAATTTAATAAGGATAATCCTTTCATTGAGCTGTATTTTCATTATGATTTAGGTGGTAAGAATTATCTTTCACCTGTATCATTTGGTCGTCCTGACCCAATTGAAGAGTTTGCTCAAAAACTCAAATCAACTGGTTCAAAGGATGACTACCGTTTAGGTAAAAAAGTTGAAGCGAAAATGAGAACTTTCGCTCCAGTTGTTGTTCGTGGTGAAGAAACTCAAGGTGTACGTTTTTGGGGATTTGGAAAGACAGTTTATCAAGAACTACTTTCTATAATCGCTGATCCAGATTATGGTGATATCACAGATGCAGTAAATGGTCGTGATGTTGCTGTAGAATTCAAAACAGCTGAAGAAACAGGTAAATCCTTTCCTTCAACATCAATTAGAGTAAAGCCAAATCAAACTCCAATTACCGAAGATGCATCAGTACTTGAATCACTAAAAGAATCTCAGAAGAATATTACTGAAATTTATCAGGAAAAATCTTATGAAGAATTAACTCAGGCACTTAATGAGTACCTGAATGGTGGTTCAACTTCTGAAGAAAAAAAAGTAGAAGATAAAAAAGCTTTAGCAGATGCTTCTACATATGATTCAAAGAAAACATCAGATGCATTTGATGATTTATTTAATAACTAAATAAAATAATATAGGGTGGCTAGGGTTAAGAGCCACTGCTAGTATATACTTCTGGCGCCACCCATATTTATAGGAGATTTATATGTCAACTAGAGACGTATTGGCTGGTGTTTTAGCAGACACTTTAAATAAACAATTCAAGGATATGAAAGTAGCATATTTTCTTGATGGTACAGATACAACACCTACTGATATAAAGGATTTTGTATCTACAGGTTCAACTATGTTGGATTTAGCAATATCAAATAAACCTAATGGTGGTGTTGCTGTAGGTAGAATTACAGAACTTAATGGATTAGAATCAAGTGGTAAATCATTACTTGGAGCTCATATACTTGCTGAAACTCAGAAAAAGGGTGGAGTAGCAGTTTATATTGATACTGAAACGTCTGTTAGTACTGAGTTTCTTGGTGCTATTGGTGTGGATGTGGATAGTATGTTGTATTTACATTTAGAAACGATTGAAGATATTTTTTCAGCTATTGAAGAAATTGTTGCTAAAGTTCGAGAATCAGATAAAGATAGGTTAGTAACTATACTGGTTGATTCACTTGCTGCAGCAACCACTAAAGTAGAGTTAGAAGCGGATTTTGACAAAGATGGTTGGGCTACAGCAAAGGCAATTATTATCTCAAAGGCTATGAGGAAGATTACTCAAATGATTGGTAGAGAAAAAATTGCTCTTGTATTTACTAACCAACTCAGACAAAAACTTGGTGTAATGTTTGGAGACCCTTGGACTACAAGTGGTGGAAAAGCATTACCATTCCACGCTTCAACTCGTATTAGATTGAAAAATGTAGGTCAGATTAAAGATACAAAGAAAAATACAATTGGTATAAAAATGAGAGCTCAAGTTATAAAGAATAGACTTGGTCCTCCAATGAGACATGCTGATTTTGAATTGTATTTTGAAACTGGTATTGATAATGAAGGTAGTTGGTTACACGTTATGAAAGATCATAAACTTGTAAAACAAGCTGGTGCTTGGTATACTATGAAAAATCATAAAGATAAAGAAATTAAATTTCAATCAAAAGATTGGTCCGATTATCTGAAAGATGAAGAGTTTAAAGAATACTGCTATCAACTAATTTGCGATAAAGTAATTTTGAAATATGAAAAGAATTTTGGAATTGATGATGTAGTCGTGGAAGAAGAAGTAAGTGAGTAATGCAAAATATCTGTCTATATTTGAGGAGATAAAGAAAAAGGGTGGATCATTAGACGGTGGTGAACCTAATGACAAAGTACTTATCATAGATGGCTTAAATACTTTTATAAGAGTATTTAGTGTTATACCAACTACCAATGAGGATGGAATTCACGTTGGTGGAATAGTTGGTTTTCTAAGGAGTATCGGTTATACTATAAATATGATTAGACCTACTCGTGTCATCATAGTATTTGATGGTAAAGGTGGGTCTAATCGCCGTCGCAAAATATATCCTGAGTATAAACAAAAGAGAAAAACCAAATATAGAGTAAATCGTTCATATGATTTTGCATCTCAAGAAGATGAGAAACATAATATGATTACGCAGTTACAGAGAATTGTTGAGTATTTAGATGCACTTCCTGTAACTGTTTTATCTTATGATAATATTGAAGCTGATGATACTATTGGTTATCTTTGTAGACAAGTCCTTACTGATTCTCAAATTACTATTATGTCTACTGATAAAGATTTTTTACAATTGGCAAATAGTAGAATAAAAGTATGGAGTCCAACTAAAAAGAAAATGTATGATGAAGATGTGGTATTAGATGAATATGGTATTTCATCTCATAATCTTATTTGGTATAGAGTTTTAGATGGTGATAAATCTGATAATATTAGTGGAGTACGTGGATTAGGATTAAAAACAATACAAAAGAAGTTACCGTTTTTAAGTGAAAATCGTATAGTTCAGATTGATGAAGTTCTTGATGCATTACCAGAATCAAAAGATGTTATAGAATTGAATTATAAGTTGATGCAACTATCGGATGTAGATATTTCAGCTTCTACGAAAACAAAGATAATAGCAAAAGTGAATGAACCAATTCAAAGATTAATAAAATTTAAATTTGAGAAGATGTTTTTGGAAGATAAGTTATATACAGCACTTCCTAATGTAACGAGTTGGTTAGTAAATAATTTTAATCAGTTGAATCATTATGCAGAGAAATCTCATGAAGGTAACTGATTTTGTTGTTGAACACGTAAATAGAAAAGCAGTAACTAGTTTTATTGAGAAGCATCATTATTCACATAATATAAATGGGATACAGTCCTATTACCACTTTGGTTTATATACAGAAGGTAAATTTGGATTACCAAAGATGATAGGAGCTATGTTATATGCTATGCCATCAATGCCAGCAACAGCAGCTAAATACAATCCAATCAATCCTGATAAGTGTTTTGAGTTAAGAAGGTTAGTGTGTATTGACGATACACCAACAAATACAGAGAGTTATTTTATAGGACAAACGTTTAAATGGTTAAAAAAGAATACAGATATAGAAGTTATTGTTTCTTTTGCAGATCAACATTATGGTCATTCTGGTGTTATTTATAAGGCTACAAATTTTGAATATTTTGGAGAAACAGCTCCCGCGAGGATATTGATGGTAGATGGAAAGGAATATCATAGTAGGTCTTTGAATCAAGATAAAAGACCTTATGGTAGAGAATTGAAAAGAAGGTATGATGCAGGAGATTCAAATATATTTTTTAATAACAGAAAACCTAAACATATTTATGTATACTATTTGAACAGAAAAATAAAAAAAGAAATTAAAAGGTTACATAGTGAGTGATACTTTAACCCAATTCGGAACCGCATTTCAAGCAAAGATTATTGCTTCTTTATTAAGTAATATTAAATTTGTACAAACTATTAGTGATATATTACAACCATCCATGTTTGATTCAGATTCTAATAAATGGTTAGTTAAAATTATACGAGATTATTATTATGAATATAAAAAACAACCAACACTTGAAGTTATAAAATATAAAATAGATGAGATAGATAATGAGATTCTTAAATCTGGAGTGGTTGATAAACTAAGAGAAGTTTGGAAAAATATAGAAGCTACTGATTTAGAATTTGTTCAATCTGAAACGTTAGATTTTTGTAAGAATCAAACATTGAAGAATGCGATTCTAGAATCGGTTGATTTGTTAGAGAATAAAAATTATGATGGTATAAAATCTATTATAGATAATGCAATGAAAGCGGGAACAACAAGAGATTTAGGTCATGATTATATTCCATCGTTAGATTTGAGATTAGAAGAATCTTCTAGAGTAACAGTTAAAACTCCATGGGATGTAATTAATGAGGTTATGGATGGTGGTTTAGGTGATGGTGAATTAGGAGTTATTGTTGCTCCAGCTGGTATTGGTAAATCTTGGACACTTCAAGCATTAGGTGCTGATGTAGTTAAAAAGGGTAAAACAGTTATACATTATACATTAGAGTTAAATCAGAATTATGTTGGTTTAAGATATGATTCTATTAATACTGGTATTACTACGGCAAATATAAAGTATTATAAAGAAGATGTAAGAAAAAAGATATCCGCACTTAAAGGTAAATTAATTATAAAATACTTTCCAACTAAATCTGCATCAGTTCAAACATTAGGTGCACATTTGAAACAAATAGAGTTAAGTGGTACTAAAGTAGATATGGTGGTTGTTGATTATGCTGATATTTTAATGCCAACTGGGCATTTTAGAGAAAAAAGACATGCTATAGGTAATATTTATGAAGATTTAAGAGGACTTGCTGGTGAAATAGAAGTTCCAATATGGACAGCTTCACAAGCTAATCGTTCAGCGTTAGAAGAAGATGTAATTGGAGCTGATAAAGTTGCAGAAGATTATTCAAAAGTTATGACAGCAGATTTTGTTATGAGTATGAGTAGAAAAGTTGAAGATAAAATTGCTAATACTGGTAGATTTCATGTTATAAAAAATAGGTTTGGTATTGATGGTATAACTTATCCATCAACAATTAATACTAATATTGGGTTAGTTAAGATACATGAAGGTAGTAGTAGGTTTGGAAAGGAAGCTCAAAGTAAGATGGATAACAGTCAAGAATTTTTAAGAAAAGAATTAGCAAACAAATATAAAGATATGGAAAAAAAAGTTGATGGATTTGAATAAATAACAAGTTTGATTCAATATATATTA